GTCCGTTCTAGGTAAAAATTTTCACACACAACTGTCAAGTTGTATGTTACGTAAAAATCCTAAAAGGACACTCTTTAATAAAAAGAGTACTTAATACAACTCGACTGAACGTCGGGACACCATGGTTTTTAATTCCAAAGTGCAGAAATACACTGCTCGTATTTCTAGTAGCTTCAGAGTAGCCACTACTCATAGATTTAACGTTTCTATAAACGGAAATTTTATTGAGTTTCAACTCAAAATGCTAGACTTTATATTATCTAACTTATGGTGAAGGTGCAGTTGAATTATAATACAAAGTAGGTACATTCAAAAAGAAGATTGATGAAAAATCTGTTCCTATTCCAACATATGTATCAATAATGAAAGAATTATTAGTCCTCTCTGTGGCGACAGATGTAGTTATATAACAATTAGTTATCGTATAGGAATCTGTTCTGGTATCTAATGATGTTTCTCCCAAATTCCTGTCAGCAACATTATTGCTAAGAAATTTAAATTTAGAATACATAGGAATGGATACATTTACACCAGATTGAGTAAGTTGATTTGTAAGTGATGTGCCCAAAGCTGCACTTGCACGATCCCTTGCTGAACGAAATGAAATATTATCAAAAGTCAAAGAAGTAGAAGTATTTGCATTATTGAAGAGAGGAGTACCAAGTATGGCAGCTTGCCGTGTAACAGATAAATTATTAATAGGTTGATTATTTCTTTTGTAAGCATTAAAATTATAAATTACACTACCTCGATGTGCAACAAAACACTGATTGACCCAATTTAATGGTACCCATTCACAATAGTTATAAGGAGAAGTACCAACACCCAATGTATCTTGGGCAGTTTGATATCCAGCTAAATCATAACCAGGATACGTGGGTAATCTAGGTCTGGTACTTGTCCATATAGTAAAAAGATCAACAGCTGCATCATTATAAGCCAGAGACGAATGATAAGATTGCCTTCGCATCAATTCTCTTAATGAATTGATCCTTTCACCCATATGAATGAGGGTAAGATTATCATTAGCCTTAGTTGATTCCATTCCCATATCATATAATACTGGATTATCATAGGATAAGGAAATACATCCATCATCATCAGACATAGGCTTAGACTGTATTTCATATGGGTAATATCTAGTTGGTAAAACTTGAGGACAACAAAATTCTATATTATCAGCACATCGTGAAAAGGCTATAATACCTATATCAGCTGAAGCCACAGGAGAAGTTTGTGCATTAAGCACTCTAATAGTTAATACACCATTACTAAAACCATAATCATTGTTAATGGGGAAAGTTGAGAAACTTTGAGCAGCCTCTGTCTGAGGAACTCGAAGGTAAGATGTTTCCTGGATAAATGGAACTTTAAATTCAACATCAGTTTCAGAAGTTATATCAATAATTTTATTGTAAACTTGAGTAGTTGAATCTGGAGTGCCAGCAACATTACCATAAGGATCCCAAGTTATACGAACTCGTCCTCGATGATATTTAGTACACAAGAATTTGAATCTAAAAATAATATCTCCTCTCCAAAATTTAAATAAACGAGAAACCATCCATGCTGGAGTACCTTGAATGAAAGTTTGACTTGTAGTTGTAGTCAAAATAAATCCAGGATGAACTCTAATATTCCACAATAGATTATCAGTAACACGAGCTGAAGTCCAAGGAATTGTATCAATATAAGCTTCTCTGGAACAGATATGAGAAATGTTTAATTCATCTCCTACATCAAGTCCAGTAATTTTAGGGTCTATAGATAATTCATTTTTTGGATCTAAAGTAAGTTTTTCACAAGGAACACCAATCTGAGTTGTTGATAACTGAGGAAAAGGTTGATTCTTAAATGGCATGACATCCTCAATGACAGGAACATTAGTGTATCCAAATAGAGAAGCCATATTGCCAATACCAGTCGATATCATACTAGTTGCAGTAGCGAAAGGTCCAATTACAGGCATAGTAGATAATCTATTGGCTATATCAGCTATAGCAGAAGCAGGTCTGGAAATAACTCCTTGACCGTATTCGTCTTTCTTCTTTTTCTTGGAATCTCTCATTGGTCTAGATTGAACTGCAAAAGCAACAGTAGGACCAGCCAATTCAAGATCTTCTGTCCAAGCATATACTTGTATATCAACTATACCACCAGCAACACTATTGGCATTTGATAAAGGAAAAAATAAATCCTTCATACCAATAGTACCCATATTCTTTAAATCATTAGCCGATGAAGCATTAAGCCAATTCTTATGATAAAAGAATGGTAGAGTCATCTCTGCACCCTCAGAATTCTGTGGATATATGAAAGTTTTAGGTCGTTGACTATAAGCACACAAAGCAATCTTTTCGGTGCCAACTGTATCCACAACCGGACAAGGATTGAAATTGTCGCCAGAAGCTGAATGACTTAATGGTGCATAATGCACCATAATAGCAGAATAATAAAAAGGTGAAGCATTTATAACAAACTTTAATTTCAAGTTGCATCTAACTAGAAAATAATGATCTAATTTACTTTTAATTGAAGCATTATCAAAATACAAATGCCATGGAAAAAATGAGTCATTAAAACTCAATCCCTCTGTCCATGTTAATGATTTTATCAATACTGGTCTACTAAGAAAATTAGATAATGGTGCTACAGTAGATCTATCTATACTATAATCTCTCATAGTACATGGAATATCTAAAACATTCTTAGATTCAGACATAGAAAATTCAACATTAACTTGCTTCGTATCCGAATCTACTTCTGATGTATTATTATCAGCAACAGGCTCAGATTGAACCATGCACATTTTATAACAACGATCAGAAATAGAATTGGTACAATCAGTAATATTTCCATAATGATCATACTTTGATAAACATACATACTCAGAATAATCCGAATTAAGATGTGGAACTCTAGTAGTTAAAGATTGTTCAGATGTAAAGATTTCCTCTTTACGCGGAGCTGTGATTCGTTCACAGCACACGTTGGCTCGTTTACACGGACGGCCCGCCTTTTTATTGTTAGGAATCTTTTATAAGATGAAATAGCGGATTAAACTAAATCAAATTTCCAGGTTTTAACCCCTGGATGGTTCAAGGAACCATAATTATTCTTTATTTAACGTGAGGTTAATTACCGACTCACGGAGATGATATTCATCTCGTTTGATTTGCGAATTTTTATAGAATTCCGAAACTAGTTGTTCCCAGGGTAAGAAAGTGCTCTCATTAACCCAGGCATCAAGATTTAAATCGTGAATCATATTCTTGAAAAGTAGAAGTTTTTGATTATAAACAGCCTTACCATAAAAGAAGTATTCACGTAGTGCAGTAGTAACAACACTAATAGTTTGCTCCTCTTGTGATACAGACTTGGATTTTACCCAAACCATCAACATTTTCTCAATAGAGTCATGTTCCAAAGGCGCAAGATGGAATTTTACATCATCATCATACACCCAAGATCGTTTCAAAAAACTAGCTTGAGAAATATTGACAAATGGTACACTTTCGGCCTCTTTATCCGCCATTGTGTATGTAATTCCCATTTCTGCAAATGCTTTTGAAACAGTAGTATGAGTATACCAATCAATAGATTCACTGACAGACATGATATTATCATCACCATAGGTCATTAAAGAAACATTACCTTTAAAGGATTTAACTTCATGTTTAGGATTCAATTGGTAATATACATATCTCATATATAATGCATTAACTAGACCATTAATGGTGACAGTTAATGGATGTCCGGATGGATTGCTTCCAAAAAATTCAACAAGATCTCCATTGTAATCAACTAATGGAAAAGCTACGTCTTGAGCTATACCATCAATAACACTGAGATCATTGGGTGAAAAATTTCCAGATTCAATACACATTCTCTTAATTATATTAAAAGCGGACAATATAAAATTGGATGCCATTGTTTTATCAAAAGCTTTATAATCACCAGCAATAATACGATCCTTACCATGTGTGGTAACATATTCATATAAATCATGCCATTCCTTGGATTGGGCGATAATACCAGGAGCAGATTCGAAAATCTCTCGATTAGTTTGCATTAACCGAATTGTTGATAACAAATATTTGCGAACAACAATAGTCCAATCCATAGGTGCACCAGTAAAAACTCTAGTTTTACCAGCAGCTATTTTCTTAAATGAAACAGCTTCATCTTTTAAATGAGCACAGAAATTAGGCATAACTCGTTGACGAGAATGATAAGTTGAAATTATACGATCAATATTATCTTTAATCTCTTGAGTAACATCCACCGGATCTTGTAAATCATGTTGTGGAGGAATAGGTATTAAGAAATGTTTTTTACCTTTCTTCCAAGGATTTCCAGCACTGGTATTTCTATTAAGTTTATCTACATAAGAAACCCCAGCAGCACCATTAATAGCAGTGAAATTGTCATATACATGTAATTGATCTAAATTCTTAACTTTAGAAATAATGTCTTCGAAGAAAGAATCTTCACATTGTTTAAGAATATCAAAATCAATATTAACAACAGGTTTAACCATATCATTAGCAGCAATATTCCAAGGTTTCCATCCAGACATAACTGGAGCGCCATATTTTATTTTATAACCATGTGGTGATAAATAATGAACGAGTGGTGATACATCAACATTAGATTTGTGTGATGGTCTAAAACCACTAAATGAACCGTAAACAGCTGCAGAACCCTCAGGTATGTATCGGAATGTAGATTTGGGGTGCAAATCGACAACATTCCTCTGTGCTGTTTCAGATGATAATGTAGGAGCGGATGCTTGCATAGTATAAATATCTTCAACAAGTAAATTCTCAATAATTTTATTGTTCAATTTAATAGCACCAATACATCGAGTAAGAGGACTGATGATAACGTGGATTCCCAATATAACAAAACCGCGAACGGTTTCACCAACCATTAGGGTTCCACAATCACCATTGACTGTTCTTTCCGAAGCAGATGCAGACCAAATTGAACCCGTAAAACCTTGAGTAGGAACTGTGCTCCAACCATTAGGTTTTATACAGGTTAAATTATTAATTTTAAGAGAACCATCATTATTCCGACTAAGATAAAAACCATTGGTTTTAATATCAAGATTATCATCAGTCAAATACGGTGTAATATCTTTTTTTGGAGGTAAATTAGGAATAGTCACAATACAAATGTCATTATCCACATCTCTAACAATTTGAGATTCAGAAATTATGATATTCATATTCATATTGACTCCAGAAGCAGTTGCATGTTGAACAATTCTTAAAGTTCTTGTTTTAACGATAAGTGGTATAATATGATTATTGGTCAAATATTTTTGTCCTTTCAAACATAACATGCGACCAACACTCTTAGTACCATTATCCAAAACAACTTCAATGTAAATACAATTTCGATTAATAATATTTATGAATTGATCACGCGTTAGACTTTTTGAAGATAAAATTTGTTTGGATACTTCAAAAGTAGATAATTCAAAAGAATTTTTATACCAAACATTTTCTTTCTCTTCGTCCATTGCTTTGGGCTTAGTACCAGTTTCTTCTGATATGGAACCTTGAGTTGTCGTCGAAAAAGCATATGATAACATTTTGTAAACAATAGTTCCAGAAGTCAAAACAGTAATAGCAGCCAATAAAAGTTTTGGATGTCCAATCCTGCGTTGTATACGTTCTCCAATTTGTTGACAACGTCGCCTTATAAGATCATGTGCAAAATTATAACCAATGATCTGAGCAATTCTACTTCGAAGAAGTAAATATGCGGCGGTTCTGCCAAAAGTGTGATAGATAATATCATCCAAAGTATTAAGATAGATAAAATATAAGAATTGACATGAATGAATAATAACTGACCAAAAAATAAAATTGAATGAAAATTCAGAAATAAAAGACTGAACTTGACATTCACAATTACTGGTTGGTAGAAAACATTTTTCACAAAGAGTGATATTTTTCATTGCTTCAATAGAATTCTTAATGATATCTTGATTACTATCAAAAGTGAGCACAGCGTTATTAAACCATTTTAAAACATCTATAATGTTGTCGGTGGTTAATAACATTTCCGTTAAAGCTCTCTTATAAGGATTATTTATTTTGGAAATAAGGACTTTTTCAACTGTCCAATTCCAATAATCCGGATAATGATCTTCAATGATCAATGTTTTAGTCGAATCAAGGGATCCATCATCATTAGCATATTCCTTTTTAACTGAAGGAGTTATAATAAAAGGAAAACGACGCTGAACAGCGGATGGATGAGAAAAATATTGATCTGCATTCAAATGTTTAACATTAGTAGTTGCCATAACAAATTCACCCTTGAAAGGAGTTCGTCCTTTATCAGTAAGTGATGCTTGATCTGGACAAAATGGAATGTTATTAATAACTTGAATAACTTCATTGAGAGTAAGATCGCCACTGGGAGCTTTGTTAGGATGTATTGCAGCAATATCATCCAAAACTAAAGCCCATTGAGAAGTTTTAAAACCATCCCAAAAATTTGCAGCAGCATTGCGTGTGTAACAAAAAGATGGATCACTATCAAGATTTTTAATCTTAGCATATTGATGAAAGAAAATATCTTTAATAGTGGATTTTCCAATACCAGATTCTCCAAAAATTAGCATGGAGAAAGGGGCGCGTCTATTTTCGCGTGCAGCCCTCATAGTATATAGATCATCTCGAATATATTGCAACTCACTAACCATATTTTGGAAAAGTCGCTTATCAGAAGCGGCCATCCTTGAAGTGTGTTTTAATATACAATTACCCTTTTCAATAGCGTCATCAAGATTTGCCAAGAAAGTGCTTTCCTTGAAACCGTGAGCTTCAGGGTTAGCCAAAAGTAATGACTGTCGTTTAAGAAGTACATGTTGATCATAAAATTCAGAGTAGGTTTTCCCACTATGAAAGATATATTGCATTTGACCCGTTTTAAGTATTTGAAATCCTCTCTCACATAAAAAGAGGAGAGTATCAAGCAATACATAAATTAAATCGGGTCCAGCAGTGAACTTCTTTTTAATAGCTTCGGCTTCGAAGTGGGTGTAACCACATCGATCAAATGTAAATCCAAGTTTATCAAAAACTGATAAACTCATAGCATACATCATTACGCGATAAAGTTTCTTAAAAATGACAGCATCCTTAAAATCTTCATATTTTCCGAGCAGCTCTCTGCAGGTTCGAAAATGATCTTCAAAACCTTGAACATGAGGCTCATCAAAAATATAATCATAAAAAGATAACAAATTTTTGAATATAACACTATTTATCAAACTTCCTTCAGATCGCAATTTAGCGAAAGTGGTACAAGCAAAGATAATTCGTTTTTTGGAAAAATGCCCATTAGAATGAGCTTCGCTTACCATGAAAAAGAAAGTAGTGATATCTTCAATAAGTTTGATAATCCAATCGGAATCCTGCAAATTTTTTGGTAAATTAGAACAATTCTTATTTAACCAAGTTGCAGCTTTACCGTCGTCATACGTAGATTGAAGTAAAAAGGGTTGTTTGGGGTTTGTAATACGCAATAAATGATCTTCACATTCCTTGATCCAACCATTGAAAATGATATTGGAGTAGGAAGGAAATTTAGAGGTAGGGGTTTTTCCATTAGTGGAGGTGTTTTGTAATAAATTGGTTTTTTCGTTAGATTTGATTGTAAACATAAGTGGAAAAGATTCGCCGTCACTGGATGTATCATAGTACGTATAAATAGTACTACTAAGCTTACGACCTATAAGCTATATATTAATATATTTGGAATTTTGCTAAAGAGCAAAACCAATACACTGGTTAGTCTGGGAAACTAATTGGTAATTTTCCTATTCATCTAAATTATCTATCTCAAGTTCGTTAGAGGAAATAAAGTAGACTATCGGGATCTTCAAAAAGTTAATTTCCTAACTCGGGAAATTGTATATATAATATATCCAGAACACAAGAGCTACTCTTGTGAGTTTGATATTTATATTCAAGTATTAAAGAAGGACGTTATCTTTAATATTTAAAGAGACATAAATAAATAAAAATCTCTAAAGGGGTTTTAAAGTATATTTATAGTCTAAATGACTGGTGCGGGCAGTGTGATACCCGCAAATGTAATTTCTTAAAGGTAAAGAAATTACTAAAGAATTTTGTTTAAACATTTTTAAAATTTTTGATATAAAGAAATACAACACAAGAAATATAGACGTGTATGTAAATGTAATATGTAAGTGTACTCTAGTGTACACTATAGATGAATTAATATATAAATATAAAATGGGTAACAAATAAAATGGACCTTTATAACGTAAAAGGGACAAAACGTATTCTACAGAAATAACTACTATACTTAGAATAATCATATAGCAACTGATCAAATAATAACAATTAAATGATAAATCAGAATAAAATCCTCGAATGCGTAAACTAAACGCAAGTAAACTACTTTTAATAAGCATTCTACAAGAATGTAGTGAAAAAGTATGTGGATAATTAAATGCCACATAGATGTTCAATTACGAACGCGAGGCATTAATGATTTATCAAATTTATTAAAATCTGATGCAATATGCATGGAATTCCGGTTAAGGAATTCCATG